CTCGTGTAAATAATATAACATTAATTTTAATATAAAGTCAAAGGCCATGATTGCACCAGCAACCTCAACCGAACCTGTAAGAAAATAACTAATTAGTCCAGTAGTAACTGTTGCAATAATTCTCCATGAACATGCTTTTGCAATAGACTTAAGATGTGAATCCAAGTTGTCTCCTAATCTCTGTTGCAGAAATTGATTCAGTTTCCTTGTCAAAAGACTCTTCTTCTATTTTGTATCCTACATCTCTTCCATATGTTATGTTGACAATGTTTGGTACTTTCTGTATAATATAGTGTACATTTTCTTCATATCCTTCTCCAAGTAAATACATTTTGATATTTTGTTTTACTGTTTTGAAGTCAAATGGATTTTTTGCAGTATTCTCCATTGCACGAACCATAACTACTACCTGTCCTGTTTTATCAAAACATCTTTTAAATAGTGCATGGTGTCCATCATGGAATGGTTGGAATCTACCTAACATTTGTGTAGTTGGTTTATTCTCATCAAACCTTTTGTTTTCTGCAAGTATTTCCCTTGCAATAACCTCTGAATGAAGTTCACCATTCTGGTCTTCCACCAGATAATCTACTTCGTTCTTAAGTGGTCTTTGAAATGCTTTGTTAGTATCTGCATATCTACCTTTCTCAATTGTATCCATAAAGATTATATAATCTGGATTTAAAATTTGTCGTCCTTGAGTAAATGGACATACGAAATCCATAATTGCATATGGTTTTTCGGATTCTCTACATAGGTCTTTCATCCTATGTACTTGTCTCATTCTACCTTCCTCTGAGAAATCCCAATCTTCATGTTGGGCTCGAACTGCATCTGCATTGAAATGGTCTGCATCTAAATGTTCAAGTAGACATTTTGATATGTAGGTTTTTCCACTGCCAGGCAATCCCATAATTAAAAGTGTTTTTGTTTTCATAATAATACTTATTGTTCTTCCCAGAGACTACATTTATCTCCACGAATAACCATACTTGTCCTAAAAGGAAATCCATTTTCCTTGGTATATTCTGCTAATGGTGCTGGGTGTCTATGTGTTATTGCACCATTCATTATAACTAATCGATTGGGTTTATATTGTAATCTACCAATTTCATATTGTTCTTCATCTTCTGGAATACCTGTTACATTCTGGTTATGATAATCTCTATTATAAAAGATTAAATCACCACCCCACTCTTCTTCCCACTTCATTTGGTCATAATACAAAAAGGATAAATTAGTAAGACAATGTTCCTTTAAAGAAGTATCTTCGTGTACTGTTCCATCTTGACCTATTGTCTGTCCATTAAATCCACAATATTGAAAGTATTCCCAATCAAATTTAAAATCTTGTCTTAGTCTATGAATAAACCAATCAATATGTGGAAATCTATATCCCTCTCTGTCTCTTGCTAAAACATCTTTTTTCCACTTAGACTGTTTAATAAATCTGTTATTATTAAAATTATAATCGGCATATGATGCATATTTACCATAATGATTTTTAAGTCCATTACTTTCACCAACATTAATATATACACCCTCTCCCCAGTAAATGTGTTGATATTCACCATTCCGATATACTTTGTTCTGCCTTCCCCAATTTCTAAGACCTTCTCTCCACATATCCCAAGATGCCCATATAGGTTGTGGTATATAATTATCTATTACCCACACTTGTTTAAATGGAAGAGATTCTATGGGTTTGGGTTTATCAAGATATTCAATCTTAAGAGAGCTTTCTAACCAAGAATAGTTATCTAGATACTTATCGAAATCTTTTTGTTCGGCGTCACTTCTTGACATGAACTATACTGCTCTTTTATCTTCACCAAGGTCGTCTTCACCTTCATTTATATCTAAAGTATCAGTATTAAATCGTTCATCTACTGGTTGTTCTTCTAAAAAGTGTTCGATTCTAGGTAACTCTGCAACTGATTCACTATAATGATTAAAATCTTTTAAATCTTCATCTAAAGTTTGTCTAAGTTCTTCACCTATTCTTTCGCTTAGACCATGTGCAAAGTCCATCCATTCCATAACTCTTCTTGCAATTTGTCTTCTAGGGTCTTGAGAACCTTCTCTTCCAGCTATTGCCATATCTGCCCTATCTATAAATCTACAAGCTTCTTTAATATCCTCAACAATTATGTCAATTCTACTCAATGTTTCATTTTGAATGTCATCTACATATTGTTTTGCAAGAGTCATTGATAAAGGTGGTTCACAAAGATTAACATATTCTTCAATCTCTGCTTTTTGTTCGTCTGTAATTTCTAAACTGTCGTCACCTAATTCAATTTCATACATATCTTCATGTGAAATAAAGAATAAGAAATCGTAATCGAATGAGAATTGTGGTTTGTCTGCTTTGTCATAGTTCCAACGAAGACCTCTTTCATTGGTAATGTGCAAAACATTGTCGTGGTCATAAATTAATAACATAATATCTCCATAATATAAACTGTACTAGTATATAGTAAGTTTTAAGGCCAAGGTTTTGTCAAGTCACCATCCCAAGTAGATACTGGTCTTGTTGAAGGACGAGTACTTGGTCTATTTGCTGGTCTAGTGCTTGGTCTATTTGCTGGTCTAGTCAAAGTCACTTCATAAGAAGTTGGTCTTGAAATCGTTTGTTCAAATGTAGATGGTCTACTATTTTGTACTTGAGTAGGTCTAGGAATTGTTTGTTCAAAACTAGATGGTCTATTAATAGTTTGTTCAAATGTAGATGGTCTATTAATAGTTTGTTCAAATGTAGAGGGTCTATTAATAGTTTGTTCAAATGTAGATGGTCTACTAGTTTGATAATTAGTAGGTCTAGGAATCGTTTGCTCATAGTTAGCTGGTCTAGAAGTCTGATAATTAGTAGGTCTAGGAATTGTTTGTTCATAGTTAGCTGGTCTAGCAGTCTGATAATTAGTAGGTCTAGGAATCGTTTGTTCATAGTTAGCTGGTCTAGCAGTCTGGTAATATTGAGGTCTGTGATTCTGTGTTTGGAAATACTGTGGTCTAGTAGCATGTCCAGTTGTTTGGTAATACTGTGGCCTAGTAGCATGACCAGTTGTTTGATAATACTGTGGTCTAGTAGCATGACCAGTTGTTTGATAATACTGTGGTCTAGTACCATGTCCAGCTGTCTGGTAATACTGTGGTCTATGGTTTTGAATCTGATAATTATAAGGTTGCTGATTTGAACCAGATATCGGATTCCATGGGCCCTCTGGCTGATAAATTGGAAAACTAGGGGCTATTGGTGATACTGGAGCCACTTGTGCATTAGGAACTTGAGATTGAGAAGCAGCTGCACCAAATTTAGGGTTTCCAGCAATATAAATTTGAACTTGAAAAGTTTGTTGATATGCAATTGGTCTATAAGCATGACCAGTTGACTGGTAATACTGTGGTCTATGATTCTGTATTTGATAATTATACTGTTGAGGTCTATGATTCTGTATTTGATAATTATACTGTTGAGGTCTATGGTTTTGAATCTGATAATTATACTGTTGTGGTCTATGGTTCTGTATTTGATAATTATACTGAGCAGGCCTATGATTCTGTGTTTGGTAATACTGTGGTCTATGATTCTGCACCTGTGTAGGTCTAGGAATAGTTACCTCGTAGTTTGCAGGCCTTGAATTCTGTACCTGTGTAGGTCTAGGAATTGTAACTTCATAGTTAGCAGGTCTACTATTTTGTACTTGAGTAGGTCTGGGTATAGTTACTTCATAGTTAGCAGGTCTTGAATTCTGTACTTGAGTAGGTCTAGGTATAGTTACTTCATAAGAAGTAGGTCTAGGAATCGTAACTTCATAAGAAGTAGGTCTAGGAATTGTTACCTCATAACTAGTAGGTCTAGGAATTGTTTGTTCAAAGTTAGCAGGTCTAGAAGTCTGAAAATTGGTAGGTCTAGGTATAGTTACTTCATAAGTACTAGGTCTATTAATAGTAGACTCATAGGGTTGTTGATATCCCTGTTGGAATCCCTGTTGAAATGGTTGTTGAAAAGACTGTTGAAAAGGTTGTTGTACCTGTATAGTTCCAGTCTGGAATTCCCATCCAGTCGGAGTCTTTCTTTTTACATCAACAACTTTCTTCCACCCAGCTGGAGTTTTTACTCTCCAACCTGTAGTATCGTTCCATCCCGCTGGGGTTTTTACTTTTGAACTCATTAATCAATTTCCTCATTCATTATATATGGTTACTATGAGTATGTTATCCAGATATCACCTACTGCTCCATCTGAACCGCCTGGGGCAGAACTATGTATAAATGTATTTCTGAATGCTTTTGCACTAGCACCTATTGTTGTATAACTTGTTGTTGCAGCTCCTGTAACACCCAATGTTCCACCTACTGTTTGGTTACCACTAACTGCTAAACTACTTAATGTACCAACACTTGTAATTGCAGTCTGAGCTGCACCTGTTACTGTGGCTGCAGTTCCAGAAGTGTTTCCTGTGACATTACCTTGTAAGTTTGCAACTAAAGTACCTGTACTTATTGTTAAATTACCAGTTGAAGAACCTGTTGCAGTAGTTGTTCCCATAACAAACTTATCTGCACTTTCATCCCAACCCATAAATGCATTGTTACCTGTTGAACCCCTTTCAAGTATAAGACCTAAGTCATTACTGTTTGCACCAGAGTTACCAGAACCAAGTTCTATTAATGCGTCTTCGATAGTTGTGTTTGTTGAACTGTTTGTTACAGATGAACCATTAACTGTTAGGTTACCAGTGATTACAACATTACCACTTGCAGTAACATCTGTTGCAGCTATATCTGCAAAAGTTACATCAGCTGTTGTTGCAACACTCTGTCCAATACTAATTGCAGGCTCCCATCCTTCACCAGCACTACCTGTTACAGTAACACCAGTTCCACCAGTAACATTGTCAACATAGTTTCCAGATGTTCCAGAACCTAATGCAACTGTTCCTACTACTAGGTCGATTGTATTGTCTGCATCTTGATATGTTGCAGTAATACCTGTTTCAGTATTTGAACCAAACATTGCACCTACTGTATCTGATACTGCTTCTGCAAAGTCTGATACTTGAGATGAAGGCATACTAATGTCTACATTAGATGCACTTGTTACTCTACCTTTTGCATCTACTGCTACTTGAGCAACACTATTTGCATCACCATAAGTTGCAGCCGATACACCAGAGTTTGCAAGTGTAATTGGTAATGCAACATTACCTGTTCCATCAAATGATTGTGATGAATCTGTAGTTGCATCTCCACTTACTGTAAAGTTTCTTGAAGTTGCAAGTGCTGTTGCAGTTGCAGAGTTTCCTGTTGAACTTCCAGCACTACCACTTACATTACCTGTAATGTTTGCAACTAGAGTTCCAACTCCATATCCTGTTCCAGATGTATTGACTGTTGTTGAAGGTTCTACCTGTGTATCTGAGAATAGTCTAAATGTATTATCTGTTGATGCATCAAAGAATAAACCAGCATATTTTGTTGTTGTTGATTCTACATACTTACCAAAGAAACCAAAGTCTGTTGCGTTTCCTGTATTTGCAGCTGTTAAACCTGTAAAGTTTGAGTCGGATACAATTGCACCTGTTTGTGTTGTTGTACCAGAAACTACTAAGTTACCACTAACTGTTAAGTCATTTGATACTGTTACATCACTTGGTAATCCCATGGTAACTGTACCAGAAGATTCTCCAACTTCAACTTCATTTGAAGTCCCAGAGAATGTAATTGTTCCACCCAATGCAGTTGCAGTTGTACTTGAACCATCGGAAACTGTTATAGTTGAGTTTGCAAGTTTATCGTTTGCAATTGAACCTGCTAACATGGCATTGTCTACAGAACCAGATTGTATTGTTAATGCAATACTAGTATTACCTAGGTTTGTCATAGTTCCAGAACCAGTTACATCTCCTGTATAAGATAATGTTGGGTCTGATACATTAAAGTCTAAAGTACCATCTGAGTCATCATATGTAACTGCAATACCACTTTCTGTGTTAGTTGTTACCATTCCACCAACAACATCTTCTACTGCTTCTGTGAAGTCTGAGATGATTGATGATGTACCACTAACTGCAAGGTCAATTGTTCCATCTGAATCTTCGTAAGTTACTGCAATACCAGATTCGGTATTTGAACCAAACATTGCACCTACTGTATCTTGAACTACTTCTGATAAATCAATGTTTGCACTACCATCAAATGTTACACCATGAATTGTTCTTGGAGTTGTTAAAGTAGCTGCAGAACCAGTTGTGTTTTGGTTAAGTGTTCCTACTGTGAAATCTAATGTTCCATCACTGTCATCATAAGTTACTGTAATACCAGATTCGGTATTTGATGAGACCATTCCACCTACAACATCTTGTACTCTTTCTGTTGTATGATAAAGGTTACTTGAGCCTTCTGATAAATTGTCTGTATCAAATCCAGAAATACTTGTTGTAAGGTCTATTGTTCCATCGGAATCATCATAAGTTACTGTAATACCAGATTCGGTATTACCTGTAAACATTGCACCAGCAATGTCTTGAATTCTTTCTGCATTTACTGTGACATCACCAGATGATACAGTAAAGTCTGTTCCATCAAAGGTTGCAACACCAGCGTTTGTTTCTGTTGCAAGTTCTGCTGATATTGTTGCAGTTGAACCTTCACTTGCTGTATGTGATATATCAATACCTTCACCAGCAGTTAGGTCTCTCATAAAGTTACCAGTAGTGTCTGTTCCTAATGCTACTGAGTCAGCTTGAATTGTTGTACTAAGTGATATGTTTCCAGTTCCATCAAAAGATGCAGAACCAACTACATCTCCAGCTACTGCAATTGTTCTTGCAGTTTCTAGAGCAGTTGCTGTTGAGGCATTACCTGTAAGCATACCTTCTATATCTGCTATTAATCTACCTGTTGTGTGTCCAGTTCCACCAGTATCTACTGTAGTTGTAGGTTCTGTTTGGTTACCATGAAACAATCTAAATTTATTTGTTTCAGATGCATCCCATAATAGTCCTGCGTATTTTGTAGTTGAACCATCAACATACTGACCATACAAACCAAAGTCTATTGCATCTGCAGCGTTATCTTTTGCAACTTTAACTGCACCATCTGTTACTGCAAGAGTAGAAGATGACACTGTAGTCGTACTTCCAGATACAGTTAAGTTTCCAGATAATACCATGTTGGCTGCAGAAATGTCTGAGGTTACTGTTAAATCGTTTCCTATTGTTACATCATCTGGTAATGCAAGAGTTACTCCAGCATTTTCTGAACCAGAACCAGATACAGTAATTTCATTTGCTGTTCCAGTTACAGTTGCAACATAGTTTCCTGTTGTGTCTGTTCCTAATGCAACACTATTAGCTGCAATAGTAGTTGCAATTGCAGTACTTCCTAAATCTGTCATTGTTGCAGAACCAGTTACATCTCCAGTCAAGGAAATGGTAGGGTCGTTCACATTGAAGTCCAGAGTACCATCTGAGTCGTCATAGGACACTGCTATACCACTTTCTGTGTTAGATGATACCATTGCACCAACTACATCTTGAACCCTTTCAGTGGTGTGATATTGGTTTGTTCCTTCTGGTACGAATGTTGTACTAGATGGTGTACCCACGATTGCAGCTGAACCCATTCCACTATGGTTTGCACAATAGTAGTATGCTGGATTGTTTTCAGATGCAGAACCCATCTTAAATGATATTTCTGTATATGAACCTGCTTGACCTGCTGTTCCTACTTTATTATAAATGTCGTAATGTGCAGATGCAAGGTCTGCCCCTCCACCATGTGTACCATCACTTGTTATGGAGAATCTTAAAGGATGGTTTGCATTTGAATTATCTGATTGGTCGAATCTGTACACTACACCTTTTGCCAACTTAAGGATATACTGTTGTTCGTTATCAATTACATATTTATTACCACCACCTGTACTAACTACTGTGACTGGTATTTTGTAGTAGTATGGATTTGTTCCATTAACTTGTTGTTCTACTGCAAGGTCGATAGTTCCATCACTATCTTGATAAGCTGCAGTTATGTTTGTTTCACTATTGGAACTAAACATAGTCCCTACTGTGTCTTGTATGAATTCTGTTCCTACTGTAGCACTAAATGTACCACTTCCATCATTATATGAAAATGATATACCTGTATGTGAACCAGCAGCAAACAGACTTGAAATCTGGTCTTGTATAGCTTCAATTGCACCTGTGGAGTCTAGTTCTCCAGATGCATTTAAAAGGTCTGCAAGATATCTTGCTTTTGTTGGCATTTTAAAGTTCTCCTAATTAAATCCTTTATAGTTATTTATGCAAATCATCTATTTCGATGAAGTCTTCTCCTGTAATTTGTTCTAATTTACGAATCATTTTTTCCATATTAACTTTAAACCTTTTACCAGTTCTCACATTTTCTGAATAGTAAATCCATTCTCCTTGAGTGTTATGTGGAGAGATTTGGGTAACATTACCTGCTTCATCTCTCACAAACAACTCTGCACTAGCCGATACATCTTTACAATATAGAGATGCACGATTAGTAACTACAGATGGGTCGGATGCAAGTACTTCTAAATGCACAGGCCCTCCTTTAACATCTACATAAGTAGATGTTGTTAGTGTGACTGCCTCAGTCCCACTTGAAATTATTTCTTTTCCATTGGTATCTAAATTACCACCAAGGAAAGGTACTTGGTCTAAAAACAAGTTTACTTCTGGTGTAACAAACCCATAATCAATTACATCGATAACATAGTTTGGGTCTGTAAGTGCTTCTTCAAAATTAACTTGAGTACCACTACCAGAAGACCATTGTCCTTTTTTAACTAAGACACCATTCACAAATACTTCTGAATATTTGGGAATGATACTTAATGTTCTACTGTTTGCATCATTTCCACTTACACTTGAAGTAGAAGATGCAGTTATATCATATTGAAATCTTGTAAAGGGTGCAGAACCAGTATAACTTTTTATAATAACTGTATCCCCAACTTGTAGTCCAGCAGTAAAAGTTATTGTCGTTGCACTTGTTTCTGTATAGTCTGAACCACTCCTGTTGTCCATAAGAACACCATTTAAGAATACTAATACTTTGCCTGGCGTATAAGATAGAGTAACACTATTTTCATCTGCACCAGTTAATACTGTTTGTCCTGCTGTTGCAGTAAATTCGTAGTTTGATATACCAGTGATTAATCCAGAACTAACACCAGCTGTCCACGAAACTATTTCTAAATAGTCGGAAGATTTTGCACCTTCATCTAATACGACTGCTGAACCATTAGTTGAAGTATAATCGTCTGGGTCTAAAAACACTCCATTAAGGAATACTGCAAGTTGACCAGAAGTATACGACAAGGAATCACCATTTGCATCGGTGCCTGAAAAGGATGTTTGGTTTGCACTACAATTGAAAAGGTAATGCTTCATATCAGTAATATCAGTAGATTCGTCTGCACCTACCTCAACGATAGATTCAGTTCCACCTACACTTTTCTTTATGTATGCTTTACCATCATAGGTGTTTAATGCCAATTCACCTAATGCTAAATCAGATGTACTTGGAATTGCACCAGCAGTAGCAGACCTTTTTAATTGGACTGTCTGTGTCATATGTCACTCACTTGTGTCATTAGGGTATATACCCTATATTATAATCTGTTATATAACAGATATTTTTTCTAATGTTGCACTCCATGTAGAAGTGTCAACTGTATACTTAATTCTTATTTGGTCATCTACAAGTCCCATTCCTATAAAGGAAAGACAATCTTGAGGAACTCTTCTAATTACTCTCTGTACATTGTCTGAACCTGTATCCCACCAATCTGTTGCTGGTTCTGAACCATCAACTAAAATTCCTAAATTTAATTCTCTACCACCATCAGAGTTATTTAACTTTAATGTAGCAGTCAAACCAGCACCATCACTTATATAAACTTTACCATCAATTGGTATGTAAAGTTCACTCATGACTTCTTTAGGAATTTCAAAATCAATTAATCTTTGTTCTACTCTTTCATTTTCCATTCCTGTATATGAAGAAAAGACTTTTCCATTATAACTCATAATATTATCCTGTCTTAATAACTACCACCATCTATTGCAGTAATTGAGACTGCACCAGATGATACTGTAAATTCATTTGAATTAAATGATGCAATACCTTTATTACTTGTGGTTGCATCTTCTGCCGATAGTATTATACTACCAGCACCATTGGTTACATCAAGACCTTCTCCAGCAGTAAGAGTTCCTAATTGCATATCTCCATTTGAAGTATGACCCATTAGAATCTGTCCATTAGTCGGTGCAGTACCATCTACACTTGTAATTGAACCTGCTAAGTCTAATCCACCAATATCTAAATTACCTTTTGTACCAGAAACGATTGCACCAGTATCGGTTGCATCTGGAATGAAAGTAAATTTACCTGTACTATCATCGAATCCAAAGAAACCTAGTTTGGCAGCTGAACCATTATGCCATCTGAACTCCATACCTCTATCTTTGTTATCGTCAGAGCCAGGAGCAGAGTCACCACCAACCATAAAGATTGGGTCGTCAACTGTTACAGTTGTACTGTTTACAGTTGTTGAAGTTCCATTGATTGTTAAGTTACCATCTACTGTAAGGTTATTACCTATAGTTACATTATTTGGTAATCCAACTGTAATTGTTTGACCACTTGCAGCTGTTTCAATTTCGTTTGCTGTACCAGAAATAGTTAATGATTGTGAATCTAAATCGATTGCACCTGTTCCACTGTCACCAGCAGTATCTAAATCCTGTGCAGTTACATTTGTATCTACATAGTCTTTAACTGCAGCTGATGTTGGAATTGTTGTGTCATTATCATTTGAACCAATACCTTCTGATTCTGTGACCATGAAAGAATTGTTTATACTTACTGCACCACTTGCTACAGTAAAGTGTGAACTACTGAATGATGCTAAACCTTTATTACTTGAGGTTGCATCTTCACCAGCTATGGTAATTGTATTATCTGATACTGTTGTATCAATACCTTCACCACCTGTGAAAGTTAAGGTCTCACCAGTTGAGAATGAATCGTTTGACCCACTATCTGCAGCTAATGATAAACTTGATACGACTGTACCAAAACTTAATTGACCAGAACCATCTGTTCTAAGGAACTGACCACTTGTACCATCACCATCTGGTAATGTTAAAGTAGTGTCTGAGGTTACTGCATTTGGTGCTTTAAGTGCAACAAAGTTTGTACCATTATCGGTGTCTTCGTATAGTTTGACACTACCACCTGTAGAACTTCCATTCCCTACTTTAAAGTCTACTGGTGTTGGTGTTGCACCATCTAAAATATCTGTATAATATTTACCACCTAATTTTTGTATTACTGCTGCTCCACCACTGTTCTGTGACTCTACATAAAGGATAGCACCTGCTCCGCTATTGGAAGCATCCATTGAATAGGCTAGTTCTCCTTGATTTAAGTCAGATGTAGTAGGGGCAGAAACACCTGTGCTTCTTTTAATCTGAATTACTGTTGACATTATTTTCTCCTAATTATATCCTTTAGTATTAGTAAGTCCCACCATCTATTGAATTAGATGATTCGAACTTTCCTGTACTTGCATCAAAAATAAGGGTCGTACCACTTTGTAGAGTCGCTGTGGTTGTATCCACATTGGCTAAATCATTCATATTAATTGAGGATGCATCCACTTTACCTACAGTAACTTGTTTTACTTGTTTGTTAAGGGGATTAGCAACCTTTACTTTTATAGTTGACATTCTATATTAACTCCTACTTACACTTGGGGTTACAATCAACTGCCCTTCCATCAATCTTGTTTTTAATCCATCACTAGCAGTTTGAATGACATCGTACACATATCTTCCACTGTCTAGTGCTGTTGTTTGAGTATCAGTAAGATTTAAAGTTAAATTCCCACCCACTCCATCATTTGAGGTATTAAATGTAGCCTTTACTGTATTACTTTGATGAGACTTTCTTACTTGTGCAAGAAAACTCGTACTTGCAAGGTTCAAAGCCGAATCTGTGGCGTCAGTTAAAGAGATAGTAATATTAAAATCACTCCCTTGGTCTACGAATAAATTACTAATACTTGCCATATAAAATACTACCTTTTGATGTTATCAGTAGTATTTATACGATTTAAGACTTTAAACTTTGGATTTCTTTTTTTAGTTCTTTGATGGCTTCAATTAACAATGGAACAATCTTATCGTACTGAACACTCATATATTGACTATCTATAGGTGCATCTTGAATTACTTCTGGAAGGACTTCCTTGACTTGTTGTGCAGATACCCCAACTTGTAGTTTATCTTTGTATTGTGGTAATAATTCATTTGCAACATCATTTTGCTTGAAATAAAATCCATCTAATGAAGTGACTTTATCAAGTGCATTCTCAATATTACCTTGTCTATCTTTTAATCTATCATCTGAGTAATATGCAATAATATCACCAGTCGACCTAACTTCTCCAAATTGTACTGTAGAGTTAGTGTTAACTGTCTGACCAATAGAAATTGTTGAATTACCAGTACCAGAAGATACACTTACACCAGTACCAGCAATATTAGTTGTTACAGTGTTAGTATCGGTATTAGTATCTGTTGCAGAAATTACTCCATTTGATATAGATACATTACTACCTGCTGAAAATTTAGCTCTTACTTGTGCAGTGGTTAATTGAGTATTCGTATCTGTATTAGTATCTGTTGAAGTAATAGTTAGTGTGTTAGCTGCATCGTTATGTGATACAGAAGTTGCACCACTACCACTAATAAATGCAGCGACAACATCTCTAATCTCTTCATCACTTCTTTGTGTATTAGTATTAGTATCAGTATCGGTTGAACTAATTGTTACTGAACCTGTTGCATCATTGTATGATACAGAAGTTGCACCACCACCAGTTAACATTCCACCAACTATATCTTCAATATGTTCATGGACTAGACTTACTGCACCACTTGTTACTGAGAAGTCTGTTGTATTAAATGAAGCAACACCTTTTGCAGTTGTAGTTGCATCGTCTATTGAAAGTGCTAATGTATGTGTTCCACTTGATTCTGAATGTGAAGCATTTAATGCTCCAGCTGCAGTAATAAAGACATTTTCTGTTTCTGCAACATGTCCTTTATCTGAACCACTTGTACCAAATTCGAATCCAGAATATGTATCTACTGATACTTCACTAGCTGCAGTTAATCTTCCCTGTGCATCAACTGTGAATGTTGGGATTGCACTTGCAGAACCATATGAATCTGCTGTAACAGCAGTGTTATCTAGATTTATAGTATGTGCAATACCTTCACCAGAAGTTGCACCAGATGATGTTAAAGCAGTTCCTGCTACTAATGTACCAACATAGTTTCCTGTTGTGTCTGTTCCTAATGCAACACTATTAGCTGCAACTGTAGTTGCAAAAGATACATTACCTAGGTTTGTGACTGTTCCTGTTCCTGTAACATCTCCTGTCAAAGTAATTGAAAAGTCATCTACATCAACATCTAAAGTACCATCTGAGTCTTGATATGTTATACTAAGTCCATTCTCGGTGTTACTTGAGAACATATCACCAACAATATCTTCGATTTCTTCTTGAGTCTTACCAGAAGATGAGATGGTTAATGTATTACCATTATCATCATATGTCAATGACATGTTTGTTCCAGCTTGTAATAAACTACCTACTGCATCTTGAGCTCTTTCGGTTGTAAAGTAAAGGTTTGAACCTTCTGGCAAACTTCCAGTGTTAGGCATAACACCTGTAACATCTGATAATGCCATTGTAATTGCACCATTTCTACCAAACACACTTGTTACTGGAGCTCCTGCTTGACTGAATGATATGACACCTGTAGAATTATTATATGTGATATCTCCAGATGCACTAAGTTGTGTTCTTACACTTGAAGTAAATCCAGATAAATTAGCTGCAGTAATTTGTGAACCATTAATTTTAATCTGTGAACCATTGACTAAATCTAAATTACCATTGATATAAACTTCGTTTGAAGTTCCACCAACATTTAAATAGATATCATCACCATCTGATTCTAATTGGATTCCATATCCAACAGCGGGAGTAGTAACTACACCAGTTGAATCGGAGTTGATAACAACTCCAGCAGTAGTGTCATGATTGTAAATAGAACCAGCACCAGTTTTAGTCCATTGTGTGGTTGCAGCCTGAGTTGCACCAGCAACACCTTCGTATGAACCAGTAAATGATGTTATTCTTATAACATCAGAGTTTGCAGCGGAAACTGCAAGAGTAATACTTGTACCATTGGCTGCAGAGTAATCTGTACCACTTCTAAGTAGTACTCCATTTTTAAATACTAATACTCTATTAACTGAATACTTTAATGTTTCATTAAAATTATCTGAACCACTAAAGGTTTTATTAGAACTTGCACCATCTGAACCATCATATTCAAAATCTTGAAAGAAAAAGTACTGGTCGATAATACTGTTAACAGCATCAACCATAGAACTTTTTTGACTAGTTCTAAGTGTGCCTAATCCACCAACCTCATCTACGAGGTCGTTATACGATTGTCTAAACTCTTCTAAAGTTTGGTTGTTACTAACATTCTTGGCCATTATGTTTTTCCAATATCTGTGCCATCATTACTTTTAATTCCGACATCTCTGTTTTTAATTCTTGTATTTCATTGTTCTTTACTTGCATAAGAGTTCTTCTTCTCTTATACAAAGTGTATGCATCTCTATCAGTATTTATAACCGCTTTACTAAACTCATCCTTTATAAGGTGGTCTTTTCCTTTAATCTTAGGCAAGTGCTAGTCCTCTAAATGCTCTGATAGCACATGGTTGTGTTGTATCCTTACTCTTCATTACAATCTTAACTGCAAATCCTAAGAACTCTTCTAAGTTACTTGCATCATATTCGTAAGACCTAAATTTACTTGAGTCTGCATCTGGTACATTGTCTGTTCCAAATTCTGTCCAACCTAATTCCTCTGTTGGAAGTGTGTTATCTGCTTTAAGTAATTTAAAGTATGTTTTAATCTCACCTAATGCTGTTCCAGCTGGTTTGAATCCATCAAAGATAACCTTTAACTGTGTTGCTGGGTTTTCTAATTGTATTAGTCTTGTACAGTAAATAGATGCATTGTTATCACCTGCTGGTTCTTCCGATGGAACGAAAGTTGTATTGTTTGCAACATCACTACTAGAACTTATTGAATCAATTCTATTCATAATAGTGTTTGCACCAATAGAACCTACATCAACAATTGGTGATACAAAATCAGAAGTTGTTGTCATATCAAGTTCTAATTTAAATGATTTGGCTGAACCCATTTCATTAGTCTCATTAATAGAAGATGCAACTATACCAGAAGTTGTCATAAAGTTATTATCATTTAAAACAATTGTTTGACTTGCATTAGATAATGAATAACTGTTTCCTGTTCCTTGTGGTTGGTTTGTACTTGTCTTAAACATTTCAGAACCTAAAGATGTTTTTGGATAAATTACATTAGGTACTAAAGTATGAATTACATCATAATACATATTCTCTGATGCGTTTACTCCTACTCCACCACCTCTAACATTATCTGTTCCACCAACATGATTTCCTAAAGATACATTGACTTCATATGAATCTAAATCAAATGATTGTATTGCAGTATGTGTTGTATTGATTTTACTAATTGGTATACCACCCAAAGTGTTTTCTAACGATGCAACTGTAATGGTTGCAAATGTTGTTGCACCAGAACCACCTACTGCACTTTGTGGAATTGTAATAGTTTCATTAACTGCAAAGTTATAGCCTGGATTATTAATCTTTATTGAACTTATACTTGTATTTGTATTAAGTATAATATCAAAAGTCATACCTTCACCATCTCCGCCTGGAGTTAATCCATGTGTCGATTCATCTCTAGCTGCATAAGTTCCAGTTGCACCTGTTCCAGATACACTTGAAGTTACAGTTAAGATACCATTATCTTTATCCCCTTCTACTCCAGAAATAGTTACATTAGAATCACCATCATACATACCATGTGATTGATGATAAATCTTAACTCTGTCCCTATCACTAGACCCAACTATCTCTATTGGATTGTTTTTTAATTTTTTAGATGGGATATCTTTATTTTCTAAAACTACTTTACCAGATGAAGAACTAAATTTACATCTATTAATATTAAATTTTAAATCTTGTAATTGTTCTGGTGTCCAAGTTGAACTGTTTTGTGATTTGAATAATACACCAGCGTATGGTTGTCTATCGATTGGTTCTTTTGTATGAACATCGAAGTCACCCATCTGACCAACCCAAGATAAGTATGCATTTGAATTTGATTCAAGTACAAAACAATATTCTGTATTTGGATTTAAGTATACTGGTGATGGGAAACTAAACTTAGTTGCTGTTTGAGCATTTGCACTAACTGATATCTCACTTGGATATAATGTTTTTTCTGCAAATGGTAATACTTTCTGAGTTGGTGAACCATTTAACATTTGTCTAATAGAACATGTTACTGGTAATCCACCACCATCTTTTGCACCAAAGAATACTTCGATTGAATTTACAAAAATACCTTCTTCTTTTTCTACTAAGAATGATTGTGCAAGTGGGTCAACCCATCTTGTCGTTGCAGTTACATCAACAAGTTGATTAGACCTTGCTTCATTCACTGACTCTGTTACTATTCTACCATTTCTTGTTGAAACTACTTCGGTTTGTGTAGATGTTAATGAACCATTTGCCATAAAGTTTGAGAATGCAGATGTAGTTGATAATAAACTATCTACTGCTGTAGTATCAGTAACTTTAAGAGTCCTAACACCAGTTTCAAATCTTAGAGTATCATTGTTTGGTACTGTAAAGGTTGCATTTAATTTACCTTGACTATCAGTTACTAGTTTAGTTCCTTTTGAAGTTCCACCACTTACACCATAAGTTGCAGATGCTGGAGTACAATGTGCATTTACATTGATATTATCAAAGAATACATTTAATGCAGTATTTGGTTTTAACAATTCACCAGATAAGGTAATGTCTATTGTTCTCATGAAATTGATTGCAGACACACCAACAACTCTGTCGTTTCTTGTTGTTGTAATATCTTCTACGACATTGGTAACAATACCACTTCTATTGTCTCTAGTTGGAATTGTTCTTGTAGTTGTAGTGTTGATTGCAACCCTACCTCTACCTCTGTTAACTACTTGTCTTCTTCTTCTGAATCTTCTACCTCTAAGTAATTCAAACTCTTCTGGTTCGTCACCTAGATTATTATTTTCAAGGAAATTTCCTACTCTTTGTGTTATGCTTGGAACACCAACCCATGTTTGTTGCCAATCATTCCATACAGTACCTACTTCAACACCAGCTAATACTGCATCGAAGTTACCTTCTTGTGAAGATGTAATACTTGGAAGTTGTTCCATATCATGCCAAACATCCTTGTCTGGACTTAGTTCTAGTCTTCCTACAAAGTTTGCAACATCGTATGGATTGACATTAACTTGTCGTGATGCTTTGTTAGAAGTTATATGTGCTTCTTCTGTAAATGGTAATGTTAATAAATCACCACTTTTTGTAATGTTTGATGAGATACCAGTATTGTATTGTAAATCAAAATAGTTTGTTCTATGTGATGGTCTTGCAATACCTTCTCTTTGGTCTACTGAGATACCATAGTCTGGGTGGAATACATCTCCAACTCCATGACCTTTAAATGGGTCGACAACGAATCCAGATTTAAATTTATCAAATCCATCGTCATCTAAAACTTGTAATGTTTCTGTCTTCTCTTCTAACATAGAAAGTGAGACTGCTGTTTCTAACTGAGTAAGTCTTCTTTGTATACCATCAATATCTCTCATGGTATATCTTCTATGTTGTACTAATTGTGTTTCTATTTGTCCTACATCTGGAGTAAATGCTGGTATGAATATTTCTGCAACTTCAATTGCATTGTCAACCTTCGCACCTTTCTTAGGTACATCGGAAGGTTCACCTGTTACTACTACAAACTCTCCTAATGCAGTTAAGAATACTCTATCAACTCTTGCAAGAAAATGACTATAATCTACTGTAATGTTTGAACCAATTTTTGCAAGGTCTGGATTAAAAGAACCATTTCCTTCGAATACAGTTGCACTATATGATTGTGGTATTGCACTAATTCCAGAAATATTTTGTGGAGATGAAATATCATTTGTTGGTTGTGTAGTTAATAATCTAGCTGCAACTGGTCTATAGTCAATTGAGTCTGCAAGATGGAATTCACCATCTGCATCAAAGGATGCACTTGGGTCGAATCTATCTGCAACATAACTTGGTACTTCATCAAATGCAAGAGTACCATATGATTTACCAGTAAATACATTACCACCACCAGAATGTGTAAAGAAATCAACAATAACCATTAATGGATTTGTTGGTGCTGGAGCTCCCTTCTTCCTAGATATTTTAGATACATCATAGAAACCATCTCGTTGACCATCGTCAAAAAGGAAGTTGTCTGTAATTTCTTTAGAACCATTTGATAGGTTAGTGATTGTTCCTGCTTTTGCAGTTCCATCTGTAAAGGTTATTCCTTCACCAGATTGGAATTTAACAGAACCTTGTTTGTAATAAAAGTAGCAAACATTAGAGTCATTCTCAATAAGAATACCCCTTGCATTGGAAACATCCCCTATGACTTCTACACCACCTGTAGATAAAGCATTACTTCCAGAATCTGCTGTATATGTGAATGATGGTGGTACTGGTGATGTTGATACCGCTGCCCCACCAGATGATATTGCATTACCACCTTCAAAAATTCCTCGTACTGCATATACATCTGATACACCAAGTGTAATATCAGTGTGCTGATACGAAGTTGAATAATTTGATGTTGAATTTGCAGTATTAACTGCTAACACACCACCCTTGACTAATGATTTAGTTGATTCATCTACTGAACCTCTTTGTACTGTTACGATAACTTTACAAACTGTACTATTGACACCTACAGTGATGTTTACTGTACCACTATTAGAACCATTACTAATTGCAACCTGTCCAGAACCCAATGCTATCTTAGCACCAGTATCACTTCTAGCTGCATGATAATCGTCTTCACTAAATGCAACGAATGTACCATCGGATGATGTTACTGTACACACACCACTACCACTTGATTGTACAAGAACTTCTCTTCTTACTATCTCAGTTTCTATTGTAATATCTTTGATACCAGAGTTAGGTAATCCAGATATTGCAACTGTTTGGTCTGGTTTATAAAATTTTGCTCTTTGTCTTACTACTGTACCATTAAATGATGCTGACAAATCAGATACTATTGCTGTGTCATTATCAGTAACAGAAACTACAGTTGAGTTACTACCATCTGGGAATAATAGTTTATCCCCTTCGATTAATTCAGAAGTGAACTTAGATGCAACACCTGTTATGGTATCGTTTGCACTATCTCCATCGACAGCACCAAATGCACTACCTGTTAGTGTAAAGTTATCTTCTAATACTGTATCTCCACCAAATTCTTGGAATGTTCCTGTTCCTCTATCTTGATGTATTCTTCTGATTCTACCAATATCAAATGTTCTTATTGCACTGATTGATACACCACCAGATGAGTTTTGAATTTTTCTTAATGTGTCACTAGTATTAAATGCACCCACAACACTATGTACTAATACTGTTGTTCCACTGGATACTGCTTCTGCAACAATACCTGTTGCACCAGAAACAGAACCAATTACTTTCATTCCTTTTGATAAGGACACTGAGGCTGTTGTTAATTTAGTAAACATCTGTACATCAAATAAATGCACTGCATCGATTGATGAATCAAATTCTTCGAATGCTCTAACTCTTGCAAAACCTATTTTGTTTCCACCACCATCATCACTTGCAACTGAACCCTTTGCAGTGTCCATAAGTGTGACTGTTGAGAATGCCTTCAAGTCTCCAGTATCAGAAATATCTGGTAGTCCATATACATTATTAATCTTTAAGAAGTTACCAATTCTGAATGCAGATGCAACATTATCTTTTGATGATGTTGTTCTTGCTTTACTAAATGTTAAGAATGAAGGTGTTTGTTTGTCTACTTCAAATCCTCTAACATAAGATTTACCAGAAGATACTACTGTAATAAATTTAGAATCATCTCCAGCTGGAGTTGAGTTTGAAGTGTAAACACCATTGTTTGATAGGTTGTTTAAATGTTCTCTAAATGCAAGAGTAAATGGTTGTAAGGTGTAATCACCAGACTCATCGAATGTTCTTCTTGCAAGTGTTTCTTGAATTCTGTTATATTCTGTAATCTCTTGTTTTCTAACTACTTCACCAGAAGCTAATCTCATTAATTCAATAAAGTCTGTTGAGTCTGTTGAAGTTAATGATTTCTTTGCAAGTACTAAAGAAAACTTAAGTCTATCTGCGCCAGGCGCGTTTTCGTTAGACGACCCAGATGCATTATCTAATAAACTTGTATCTTCGGTGTATGTTGTAAGTGTTTCTGCAATATCTACACCCACCTTGTAGGATGGTGTGTTAGAATATTTTTCTAAAATTATTGTTTGGGCGGGCACCTTGACAAAGTTGCCTCTAGTGTATATAATACCTTCTGATATGTTTGCAGCTGACCCAACCATAGACCCTACATCTGTAGACCCTGCTATTGAGAAAACTTTAAATTGATTGTTTGATGATGCAGTTGTATAACCACCAAGACCATTTGAATCTTGAGTTACTTCATCTAATGTTTCACCATCTTGAAATTCTGTAAAGAATGTAGAACCAGAGTTACCTGTTGCTTGGTATTTAACATGTAGTGTTAAATTATCTTCTGTTGTCTTTGAACTTGTATTTACAACTTTTCCTACAACACCAGAAGTTTGTCCTTTATAAAATTTATTTAATGCATCTGCACGAAAAGATTCGGCTGCAGAAACACCACTACCATTTGGATTTGTATCTTCAACCCTTACTCCAAAGTATTGATTGTCGTAGTTGGTTCTTGCACCAAGGATGATTGAACCTTCCTTGAACATATGTGAACCAAATCTTTCAATTTGATTTTGAAGTATTGATTGTAATTGTGTTAGTTCCCTAGCCTGTATGGCTGCAGATGGTTTGAAAAGGACACGATGAAAATTCTTGTCCTCTGCAAAGTCATCATAATAAGGACTAACATTAAGGTCTGTTTTTTGAGCCACTGTTAGTTATCCTACATTTCAATTATTAGTTTGATGTCCTCAATCTGGTCAGCTGCTCTTGCAACTGCACCTCTATTTTCCAAGTACACAATGTCCCCAGAGTTTCTCTGAACTTCTGGATATGATGCACTTACAGAACTCACTGTTCCTTTACTTGCAAGTGAACCTAAAGTACTACCTGCGTGTACAGTATTAGAATTAGAGAAACTAGTAAAGTTTCCAACTGAGTCTACTGCTGGTATATAGTATACGAATCTATTTGTTGCATCGACTGAAACCACTCTTCCTACAGCAGTACCAGAAACAACTGTTCCAGCATTTGCAAGGAAATCATCTACTACTGGCATAGTTGCACCAGAAGCCATTGTGAACCTATTTAATGCACTTAGTGTTGTTGCACTTGATAAAGTGTTTCCACCAGCATTAGTTGGGTTTGTAATTAATCCTATTTGTCTGAAATCATTATCTGTTGGGAAGTCACCAGAACCTTCTGCATATTCTAATCGAGAGTTAACGATAACATAGTTACCACCTAATTCTTCTGTTGGGTCTGAACCATGTCCATTTTTAGGACTGACAATTACATCAAAAGTTGCACCTGTTCCAGAAGAACTTGTTGCAGTTCGAAGTATAGCATTATCTATACTTGCAACTGAATAACTAGAACCATTTGCATTTACTGTTACTGCTGTGATACCACCAGAAGATACTGTTACTTGTAGTTGTCCACTTGTACCATCTCCACTTACTGCAACATTATAAGTTCCATCTGACCCATAAGATGAGCCTGGAGCTGTTACTCTTGCATGTTCTATAGTACCATCTGTTGCACCATTCTCTACATCCCATTGTGCAGAGTTATCATCTGCAGCTGCACTTCCTAGTCCACCAACTTCACCATCAATGGCTGCTTTAGCACCAATCGTTTTCACTGGAACGAAATCAGATGTTACAAATTTAATAACACTAGATGCAGAAATAGAATACATAAATTTCCACTTGTATCCATCTGCTGTTGATAATATGTTTGTTGAAGTACCTGTCGGCATTACTGTTGAGTTTGCACCATTATTATTTGAGATTACTTTGTAAACATTGTAATCACTGGTTACAACATAGAATGTTGCTGCCCATAATGTTGATGCACCACTTGTTGCAGTGTTGCTTGAAGTATAATTATGACGATACTCGTCATACTTTGTTCCACTTGTCCAATCTCTTCTTACAATGGCATGACTTACATCTGTGGTTGATACCTTCTTCAATGCTGTCATACTTGCATATGCATCATACTCATCGTTTAAAGAGTCCACTGGAGTAGGCGGGTTGTTGTCGTCTGTCCATGCAATAGGTCTTCCAATAAACATATACATTGCATTACCAGATTCGGTAGCACTCTGTTTGAATTCCTTTGCATTGTGGAGACGAAATTTTTCTGTAATAATCGCTGCCATTTTGTCCTTTCCTCTAAGTTAAAAATAATTTCTATAGTAAGTATTTATATGTATTTAGTCATTAGTTTGTGCATAAGTTTGAAACTTTACATACCTAATGCAGTTCCAGTGTCTATATGTACACTTGCTGGATAACTTAATATCATACTCCTACCTACATGTTCCTGTAAATCAGAAACACTTTCATTCGGATATAAAGTACTTATATCACTAATTTTGACACCTTCGTATGGAGATTCTATAAGTAATTTACCACCCTCATTTTCCATGAGTATGTCGTCTCCACCTTCCTGTATCACATTCTCTTCTTTTAAAAGGGTTGAAGAGAACCCTATTTTTGCAAGGTCACCTAGTGTTGCACCAAGTCTTTCAACTGGTTCACCAAATGAAATTGCATTCTCTTGGATTAGTCTACTATCATCTTCGAATACAAGTGTATCTTGTTCTTCGGTTTTCATGAAGTATGAACCCAAGTTAAATGACCTTTCAGTCACAAATCTTTCGTGTTTTTCTATATGTGTTGCATCTTCTAATGCAAGTCTACCATCATCTTCTAGTGTTACTTCTTCTGTTGGGTCTACTGTCCACTTGTCTCCAACATAGTAATGACCATCGGTTGTAGTTAAAGAATTATATTTTTCTGCTTCTGGTTCTGCCATTAAGAAACCATGGTCAATCTCTTCTATTAGATATGAACCATCTTCTGTAATTATAAATTCTTCATCGACATTTGCAACTGAGTTAATTCTTTTTGCATCGGATGGAACTAAGTGATTACTATTTCCTGTTGCAAGGTTATTAATTATAGAATCTCTATTTGCATTCTTAATTGTTTCACCCCAATCTAATCCACCAACATATGCAATTGTAGTTGTTGCACCACTACCTCTTAGTCCCTGTTGATTTGCATCTTCTTTACTATCTGGAACTATAGTTAATGTTCTACCAGATTTAGTATTTGCACTTGCAAAGGTTTGTAGTATTGTAATGTTCTTTCTTTGTTGTCTGTTTGCACCTTCATAGAATTCAACTGCAATATCTCTTCTAGGGTCAACTGATAATGATGGTCTACTTGGAACTGATACTGGAGAGTTATGACCTAGGTCGACTTTAACTATTCCTTCATTGACATGATGTTCTTCTATTACTGTTGCAGTGAAGTGTGTTGTACTACCAGATTCGTTTGTGATTGCTTCAGTTGTAAAACTTCCTAAGTTTTGTCCCAATTTATCTGAACCTTCCCAAACAACAATAAACTTATTGACTGTATCGTGTTCCATGACACGACCTAACTTACCACTTGATGCACCTTTAACATTTTGACCTATTGACAAAACATTATTCAATGTGGTATAATACATTCTAGTATGTGCATAGTGAGGATATATTTCTAATTCTTTTAAAACTTTATGTCCATGTACTTGTACATTTGCACGAATAATTCTATCGTATAATCCAACATCTGATTCTGTTATACTCTCTCCAACAATAAATGCTTGTCCAGAACCTTGGTCTGTTTTAGAACTGTTATCCACTATAGAATTAACAATTGCTTTCTTACCAGATGAACCACCAACGATACCATGAATAAATTCTATATCTGTGTCACCTTGAGCAGTTTTCCAATCACCATGAGTTTCCATAAAGAGACTGTATATTCCTGCCCTTCCACCTTCGGAAGTTAATTGTTTCATTGCAGTATGGTCTGGTCTAATTTGGTCAATGATTATAAATGTAGGATTTGCAAGTAAGTTATTACTTCCATCTCTTTCTCTATCAATAACTCTACCAGAGATTGTTGCGATGTCACCACTTGCAGTTTTAAATAAATTCTGTGTAACTGTTTCTCCTATGGTGAAATCTCTTGCACCAGTTGGGGACATACCTGTTGTAGTTAAATTTAATCTTAATCTATCGTCTGCAATAAATCTTTCGGTTACTGCAACACCTTCTCCAGACTCTAATATTACATTTTGTTCTTCTGCATAGAATACATCTTCTTCACCAGATGCAACTGTACCTTCTTCAAGAATAATTTTTGCTGGGTCAATCTTAGAACCAATAACTAGTGTTGGTATAAATGACCTTGTAACTCTATCTCCATCAAACCCTTCTGAGTTAGAACCAGAACGATATGTTATTGCACTTGCTTGTATCAAGTTTTTAATTACAACTTCTCCAAAGAAAATTGTTCCTGCTGGATTTAATAGTTGTTGTACAACTGAACGATACCTGTTAATACTTTGACCAACTTTAATTACATATGAGAAATCTTGATAGAACTTCGAGTCATGAATTCTTTGTGAAGTTGCAGATAAGAAACCTACATCACTAGTGTAGTTACCATCAATCTTTGCAATAGAATTATTTTTTCCACTTACTGTTGCTGGATTACCTTCAAGTAGTTGGAATGTTTTTCCATCGGATGCAGTTATGGTTTCATTTAGTTTAAAGAATCCAGATGTAACATCTAATGAAATTATACCTTTATCATTATCTACAATTTTTATTTGTCCTGTTGCTTTACTAAAATCACCGATAACTGTTGTGTCTACTATTGGTGTTGCAGATGCTCTACCAAAAATAAAATGATGTCTAAATTCTGGTATACCTGTGGATTTATCAAAGTGACTTCCAGACTCTATAACTCTTAGTGAACCTATTTTACCAATTTCATTTCCATAAGGTAAAACTTTTACACCAACTCCAGTCGTAAAACTATTTTGTGTGACTGTTGCAGTTGCACCAGAAGCTGAACCTGTTACTGTATTACCTACACTGAAAGTAGATGTATCTGTTGTAGTTTGTAGTTTACCTATGATAAGTTTGTTTGCACCTTTGTCATGGTCAACCAGAATACCAGTTGTTGAACCAGATGTAACTGTTTCTCCTATTGTAAAATTAGGAGCAATCTTTTCACTATAGAAAACTTCACCACCAGCATATGCTCTAGGTAAGGAAGTATATCCAAGTCCACTTGTTGTTACTCTAACTCTTGATACTGAACCAGTTGGATTTGCACCAGACTGGTCATAGAGAACTTTATTTTCTCCTGTTGATTGTAATCCATCTTCTAAAATTAAAGTAGTTTCTTCTGGTTCTGCAAATACTTCTATAACTGTTCCTGCTTGACCTACATAATTTGCATGTGTATTATTTGCATAAGTTCCTATAAAGACAATAGAGTTTCCATTGAGACCAACATTTGCACTTCCTCTTACTTCTTCAAATACTGAGAATGCAATACTACCACCTTGGGATGCAATTGTTTGTGATGCATCTGCTCTTTTAACTCTGACCAAAACTTTGTCTGGGTCATAAACCATGAGTCTTCCATGTTTATCGTTTCCAGAGAATGTAGTTTGATTTGCCGATGCAGTAAACTCAAATGAACCAAAGGTCGTTCCACTTTCTAAAAGTATATCTCCAGATGTAGATGTTATAACACCTTGGGCAAGAGTTCCACCACTACCTGTATTGTCAAAGACAACCAAGTCTCCATCTTTATAACCTGTTCCTCTATTAGATGGGTCTACTATAATTTTTTCTACTTTTGCATCTTGTGTTTCACCCACAAGTGTTTTTGCAAATTGACCAACACCAAGTTCTGATGGTGGTAAGTTAACTTGTACATTTTCTGATAGACTGTATAATGCACCTCTTGAAACTTCTTCGGATTTTACTGCACCACCAATTACAGCTTCAGATACAGAAGTGTTAACTGTCTCTCTAACCATGATAGGTGTTTTACCATGAACTTCGTTTGCAGTATTATCTGACTGTGTTGCTTCTTCTAAAAGAATTAGATTGTTTGTTCCCTCAACTGGATTTGCAGTTGCAGTTTCTAATTCAATACCTTCGGTATCATCTGACTCAGTTGCAAAGAAGCCTGTTCCTGTTCCAGATTCAAGTTTAAATAAAACATTACCTTCGGTGTCATCAAGGTCTGAGATAATACCTCTAACAGTTGCAATATAAAATTTTGCACTGGAGTCCCTTGATTGTAATTCTATCTTATCACCAATGTTTAGTGAACCTATGTAAGGCTCCATGATTACCACTCGGTAAACATTATCTCCCTCTCCAGAAGTTACTCTAGTAATTGTGTCTGCTTGTATATCAGTGATAACTGTTTGTTCGTTATTTCGTTTGACTATTTTTCCTTTTGCATATTCGAGTAGGTTTTTTTCTGAATGTAAATGTACAACTGTCGATTCACTCCATTTAGAATTTGATGGAGATATAACATTATCTCTAGGATAACTAATTGAAATATCTTCATTAAATAATATTCTAAATAAGAAATCGTATGATGCCATACTACCCTTTGCAAGGTAAATATTATTAATGTGTTTTGCAAGTAATCTTTTGTCTGCAAGAATATCTGCATCAATCGAGGGCATGAAGTCTCTTCGGAAGTATTCTAAAAAGTCTCCTGTTGTCTTATCTACATCTGCATAGTCTAACAGATTGTTTGCAGCGAACAATGCACCACCCTCAAAGGAATTAACCTTTGCAGTGTAATTACTGTTCTGACCAACGATTGTTTCATCTGGTAAAAATTGTGATTCGGTAAATACTTCGATATAAATTTTATTGGATGTTTCACCAAGTACATCTATTCTTGCAGTTGCACCAGATGTTGAACCAACTACATATTCACCTATTTCCCAAGACCCTGTTTGTGTATTACCTATCGTGTCTTGTTCATATAAAAATTTTGCTTTGGATAAAGGAGATGGGTCGAAAGTTCCTCGTTCTTGAAGAAGACTTCCTTCCCCATCTTCTAATCCTATTTGCTCTAGGTCTGTACCCTGTTTGTATATAAGGATACCCTTCTCTAAGAAATCAAAGTATGCAGTTAGAAACTGTTTGAAACCTTGACCCTCTTCATTCATGTACTCTGGTAAGAGTTCATGAAGTTGGTCGGTTATTCTATCATTGAGAATGGGCATATTTAATTATCCTTACGCTACAGTGTAAGAGTGTCCACCTATAACAACCCAACCATATGTTGAACCTGTATACAACATTTGTACACTGTCACCAGCACTGTCAAGTGCTACATATGAACCACCAGTAAATGTGCCTGATGGAGTTACTCTTGGAGAACTTCCACCATCACTTACTAAGACAAAATATTTTATTTGTCCTGTAGAACCATTTGGTAATGTAAGGATGTCTGTACCACTTGAACTTGATGTCAAGTAGTGAGCCCATTTACCTGCTGTTGCAGTTGCAGCGTTTGAACTGAATGTTACAGCCTCCGCTGATTGTGCAAACCCAAGGTAGTCTGGAAGGTTATTTAAAACATTACTGACTGAAACCTTTTTATTTACTGGAGTACCAGAAGGGTCGTCAATAACATGAAGCAAGTCTTCACCTGCGATGCCTGTCCCTAAGTCGGACAATGCTGTTACTTTTTTATCTGCCATTTTAATTTCCTCTCTAAATTAGCATTAATTTAAACCCACAACATGTGGGAATTCTACTTCATGCATACACATGAATCATAGTTTAGGAGTAACTAGTTGAGGATGTATATCCAACCCCAGCACTCGTATCACCAGACGCGATGGTGTCTGTTGCACCAGTCACGCTTATCAATGATGTGTTAACATCTAGAAGGTTACTTCTAAATGCAACTGCATCATATGAATTCGGTATCACTGTAAAGTGAATTGTGTCATCGGTGTTAGCTGTAGTTAATATGTTAACACCATTAATTGTTATTTTACCATTTGAATAATCTACTGTTCCTGCTTGACTATCGTTGTAAATTCTTGTTGAACCACTTAATGAATATCTTCGGAGATTACCTTCTCCATCATCATCAAAGTAGCATGTATCTGAATCACCAGATACTAAAAATCCAGTAGTAGTTACAATACCACCACCTGCCTTGTTATGTCCTGTATGAGGATTGTAGAATGAGTTACCACCACCAAGTTCGATAGTGTAACCTTTTGACTGACCTAATGTAGGAGCCAATGTTTTTCTGAGTTTAACAGTCGTAGTGTTCGAAAGAATCGAAGATTCTGCACTGTCTATGTCTGTTGCTAGAACTGAGTGCCTAAAAATACTATCAAACCCACTTAGGTAAGTACTGTCATGTGTAACGATTGCAGCCCTTACTAGTGTTTCTAATTCAGAAACAGTTTTAGTTGTTGCACGAGGATTGTATTTAAAGTTACTAGTAACTATAATATCAATGATATCTGCATCAACCAATTCTGGTCTGACTGTTAACATATTTAGTCTTTTTAATTTGTCTTTGAGTAAAACTTTTTCAGAACTTGTTAATTTGTTTATGTTCTGGCCTGGTTTAATTGCAATAAATATTTTTCCATATTGTGGTGGTTCGTTGTCTTCTCCACCCCATACTGATATGGAATCTGCGCCAGGATATAAAGTTTGTAGTTTAGATTTATAGTCATCTACTGTGACTAGTCTGTTTTGTGATGTATAGAATTTAGAAGCTGCAAATCTAATTGATTCAATACTTTCTTTATCTTTACCACCAGAAGCAGAAGTTTTATTAATTAAAGTTACATCTGCATTTCCACCAATTGCATCGGTCATGGTAAATGCTGTTGCACCATTAGTATGGTTTTTATTTGTTACTAAGTATGAGATTGTAATCGTGTCTCCATCTAAAGGTTCTGCACTTACAACTCCATCTCCAAAATAAACTTCAAATTGACCTTGTTCATTTTCTTGTACATACCATACTGTACTTGACTTATCTACAGCACTAATGTCTGTTGATTGTGACCATGAAGATGTAGAACCACCTGTTGATGCTACTGTAACTGTAACACTTGAAGTGTCTACTAATTCTTCTGTTAGTGGAAATCTTTGATTTTGTATTTGACCATTGTAAGAAAATATATCGGAGTTCATTGTCCCTTGATATATTGGAAGGTCTTCAAATTTGAATACTCCATTCAATGGAGATATTGTTTTTGACTCTAATAAAATGTAAGGATAATTAAACCCATCAAATACTGTTTTAAATTTATGTCCTCTATTCAGAGTTAATGAGGTAGGAGTCTCACCACCTATTAGTGGATTGTTTACTTGCAAATCAATTGTTGACATTGATGCAGTTGCACTAGTTGGAGTATACCCAATTTCTTTTGCACGAGAAACTACATTCTTTCTTATCTGTGCAGTATCTAAAAATAACTCAGATGCAACCATGTTAGCATTAAATGCTGATACATGTGAACTATATGCAAGAAGGTCTATTAGTATACTAATATTACTACCTTCGAAGTTGTAGTCCTTAAGAGTCGATTGACCCTTTAAATATTCTTTTAAATTTCCTACAATATCTTCAAAATCTAAATCGGTGATATTGACTTGTGAACTTTTTACTGTTGCCATTTTATCTTACTCTCTGTAATATTACTTCTACTTCTTGTGGTTCTACAACACCAACAACACCAAAATGTAAATTAATATACATTCTATTTGCTCTATCTTGAGTCAAGTAGATATTGTCAACTCTAGCTCTTGGTTCGTAGTTTTCTATTGCTTCTACTATTTGATTTCTAATTTCGTATCTAGTAATGTCGTCTGCAAGTTCGAATAAAAGAGCTCTTAAGTTTGCACCAAAGTTTGGTCTAAAAGGTCTTTCATAATTATTGGTCAACATGATATTTCTAATTGACCTCTTAACTGCCTCTGCATCCTGTTTGAGAGTTAAGTCCCTTGAGTTAGGATGTGCAGTTAAATTTAAGTCAATGTCTGTGTACCATTTCCTTGCAGTAATCTTATTTTTATTTTGAACGAAATCTTTACTCATACTATTATTTATGCACCTTCT